TCAAGTGGGCCAACGTCACTGGCGCAATGATTACCGACTTGACCGTGGATACCGCAGACATCAATGACTCAGCGGTTACTGCAGCCAAGATTGCTAGTGCCGTTGCTGGTTCAGGGCTTTCTGGTGGGGCGGGAACCGCGCTTGCTGTCAACGTAGACGATTCAACGATTGAAATTAATTCAGACACCCTACGCGTCAAGGACGCAGGCATCGTGGCCGCCAAGATTGCTGATGGAATCATTACTGGTGGTACGGCAGGTGCTGGAGTAAAGATTGCCGCGGACACAATCACAAACGCGAACATCAACCCCTCAGCGGCCATTGTGGACACCAAACTGGCAACCATTTCTACTGCCGGCAAGGTCTCGAACAGCGCCACCACGGCCGCCAGCGCAAACACTGCCAGCGCCATTGTGGCCCGTGATGCCTCGGGCAACTTTGTTGCTGGAACAATCACAGCAGCCCTGTCAGGCAATGCCACTACCGCCACAAAACTTGCAACGGCTCGCAACTTCTCAATCACGGGAGACATAACTGCTGCCGCCGTGTCGTTCAATGGCGAAACGGCTGTAGTCCTGGATGCAAACATTGACGCGAACACCATCACTACCGTTGAACTGGCCAACGATGCGGTAGAAACAGCCAACATTAAAGACGACGCTGTAACAGGTGCAAAGATTTCAAACACAGCAGCAGTTAGCGTGGCGTCGGTTACGACCTCGGGGAGCATCAGTTCGTTTGGGGATGTTGTTTTGGCGGGCGACCTACAAACAACGAAAAACACCAACGACACATTCTTTAATGTGACCAATGGTGGCAGCGTTGTCATTATGGGTATTGACTCCAACCAGGGCGTGAACGGTCACGATGTTGGATCGTCAAGCATCCGTGCTGTGTATTCGCGCTCCACAAACGTCATCGGTTTCTCTTCGTCGTCCCAGCGATTCAAGGAGCAAATCTCCGCACACATCTTCGACGAAGAAGCAGTCCGCGGCATGGTTCCTGTCAGATTTAAATACCGTGCCGACGTTGAGGAGTATGGCGATGAAGAAGCAGGATGGAACTACGGTTTCGTTGCAGAACAAGCAGAACAAGGCGGCCTGTCCGAACTGATCGGCCGTGACGAAAACGGACTCGTTGACTACTTCGCTTACGAGCGTATGTGTGTAGCCCAACAGCAACTGATCCGTACCCTGTTTGAAAAGGTGGAGTCACTTGAGGCGCGTGTTGCATCGCTGGAGTCCAAGTGACCCCCAAAGCAGTTGCCGTAAAATTCGCAGCCAACGTAGCCACGGTTTCTCTGGGTGTCATCAGTACCGCGTTCATCTTCGATGTCTCAACCTGGGTGACGGCGGGCACCACTGTTGTCATGTATCTAATTGGCGTACTAAACAGTCTTGCTAACGCCGCGATGGATGGCCGCCTCACGGTGGATGAAGTAGCAGAAGCGGTAGAAGGCGGCTAATGTGGGCCATCCCTACAAAGCCCAGAAGATACCTGCAACGTTGTCGATTTATGGCAACGGCAAAATCCCCGCGTCTGCCCTAGGTAAACTATCTGCGGGTGGGACTGCGTGGGCGTCAAGCGTTTATGCAGGTGGACCAGCGTTTGCCTTTAACCTAATGTACGACGACGCCCTGAAGGATGGTGTCCGACTGAAGGCGATTAGTGGTGGTTACCGTTCCCTTGAGGGACAAGAAGCACTCTTCTTTGCTCGCTACGATCTGGTTGATTATGGCCGCGTGCCACAAATTACCCGTCAGTACAAAGGCCGCACCTACTTCTTGAAGCCAGGTATGAGCCCCTCAGCAAGCCCTGGCACGAGTCCGCATGGCTGGGCCTGTGCCCAAGATTTTGACGTATCTGGCGGAGCATACGACTGGCTGTGTAAGAACGGACCCAAGTACGGTGCGTACCTTCAAGGCCCCCCGTCGTACCTGGGTCGCCCCAACCCCGAGTACGAAGCGTGGCATTGGCAAATATCTGATCCTGAAAACCCAACACGGAAGGTGCGTCGGGCATGGCGCAAGTTCCTCAAAGCACTAGGAGGCCAGTGATGGTCGTTACTATTCCACTTGTTCTTATCTTCGCATTCATTTGTCTTGCCCTTGCTATCCCAGAGGACAAAGACAACTAATGCTTTCCGAAGCGATCATTGTTTCTATCGTCGGCTTAATCGGCGGTGTGATGGTCGCTTTGATTCAGCGACATCGGGTTGAGTCAACAGAGTCCAACAACATCATGGCCGACTCTTTGGACCGTATCGAAAAAAAACTTGACAGCCATATTGAAGATCACCTCAAAGGCGATGTATAGTTCACTCCCCACTAGGAGAGTGTGTATGGCATACCTAACAAAAACCGATTTAAAAAACATCCAGCAGTTCCTTGCACGTGTGTTGCCGCGTGGTTACAATGAAGAGGAACGCCTTGTTGCGCTCATTGAGAAAATAGATAAGCAACTTCACAAGGAGAACACTCATGGGATTAATGGACAGGCTGGAACAGCCAGCACGCAAACAGAAAAGATGCGCAACACTAAAGTTGCTTGAGTCTTTGCCACCAGAAGAACGCGACGCTGTGGAAAAAGCGTTGGCAAAAATCAAATCTAGAACCCCCGGGTTTACTGGACCTTGGCTTGCGGGCGTATTGTCTGCCGAGGGGCACATGATTAGTGACATGAGCATTTATCGCCATATCAACGGGAGGTGCGGCTGTGACGCTGAATGACAAACTCAATGCTGGTCCGGCAGAGAACAATGTTGCTCGCTTGGGCAAGATTGCTGATCTACTGGAGCGCCAAGGAATCAACCTTGACGAGATCGGCTCCGTTAAGCGCGTGTCCGTCTATCAGTCGCTCACGAAAAACGAAGAGGGCGAAGCGGAAGTACACGACCTATACGGCATTCAGTTCTCGCCCTCATGGGAGACTGGGCCGCAGTGGCCCGTGGTGCAGCCAGGTCCCGTTGTTAAGGTTGCTAAATCTTCGGTGCGTCGCATCGTTGAGATAGAGAACAAAAGATGTCTCATTCTGCCCGACATGCAGATTGGCTACTACCGTGATGAAAACGACAACCTGGTTGCCACCCACGATGAAGTAGCAATAGACCTGGCCATTAGGCTGTGCGCCGACATTAGGCCACACAAAATTGTGATGCACGGTGACAACTTGGACCTGCCCGAGATGGGCAAGTACCGATTGTCGCCCGCGTTTGGCAGAACCACACAAGCAGCAATTGACTACGCAACAACCATGGTTGCGCGACTTCGAGCCGCCGCACCCGAAGCGGAAATCTATTGGATAGCAGGCAACCATGAGGAACGGCTGGTCAACTACATGCTGGACAATGCTTCAGCCGCGTTTGGATTGAAGCGTGGCAACGCCCCAGCATCCTGGCCCGTTTTGTCTGTGCCATTCTTGTGTCGTTTTGACGAACATGACATCGACTACGTTGCTGGATACCCAGCCGGACAGGTTTGGGTCAACCAAAAGTTGCGCATCATCCACGGCAGCAAGGCCAAGTCCAACGGCTCCACAGCCCACCAATACTTGCAACATGAAAAGACTTCGGTCATGTATGGGCACGTACATCGCAGGGAATGGGCAGAGCAAACACGTGAAGATTGGGACGGGCCCAAGACCATCCTGGCCGCCTCTGCAGGCTGCCTCGCCCGCACCGACGGGGCCGTACCGTCCACCAAGGGCGGCATCGACCTGGACGGAAGACCTTTACCCGTAACGGAAAACTGGCAACAAGGGGTAGCCGTGGTCACATACATGGACGGGGACGCCCCCTTCCACCTAGAGTTGGTCCCGATACATAACGGCTCCATGTTCTATAGGGGTGTTCTTTATGCCGACAACGTGGCTGATTTGTCCGATTTGTGACACTTCATGGCCCGCATCACAGGGTTTGAAGTGCGCCATTTGTAGTTCATCAGGTGAACCAGATAGGAACCCCTATGACGACCATACAAACGACGACAACTGAATGGGACCTTGTTAGCGTCACGTGGGTTGATGCTTTCGATGGAGATACCGGCTGGACAGAAGTCGAAGAGTACGAAGCACAGGAATGCCTATGTGTTTCTGTTGGATTCATTTGGCCCAACGCCCTTGAGGGGTACGTCACGCTGATCTCTGGCTTCATCATTGACAACGAGGAGCCGCTCAATACCGTGTCTAATGTTGCGCACATCCCAACATCCATGGTCCGCCGCATTCAGCATCTTGGGACCAACACAAAAAAACTTTGTGACACGGTTGTCTTAAACTAAATCAATCGACATACTGTTATACAACCCACAAGGAGGGAACATGAGAAAATTACACACCATTCTTAAACCTGCACACGGCAGCCAAGAATGGCTTAACACACGTTGGAAGAACGAAAACGGCGAGGCGCGCATTTCTGCGTCGGTGGCCGCTGCAGTTCATGGACAGCACAAGTACACATCAGCCGCCGACCTGGCGTTCGAGTTGCTTGCGGATCAACCGCCAGCACCCACAGCGCCAACAGCCGCAATGGAACGAGGCAATCGTCTTGAACCACTACTGCTTGAATGGGCTAGGGAAACAGAGGGACTGGACATCATTGTTCCTGGTTGTATGTACTGCTACGAAGAGGATGGAGTCCGACTGATTGCGACACTTGACGGCGTAATCGAAAGCGGCGCTGTTACCCCAGTAGAAGTCAAGACAACCAACCGTCGCTGGACCGGCGAACTGCCCATCACTTGGTATTGGCAAGGCGTCCAGCAAGCAATCTGCACAAACGCAGACCAGGTGGAGTGGATTGTGTTCGACTCCGACCTTGAACTGCACCGCCATACGCAGATCATTACCAGCGATGAAAAGCAGGTACATCTTGAGGCTTGCCGCCGGTTCCTAGCCATGATTGACATGGGCATGTTGCCCGAGATTGCGCAGCCAGAATACAAGCACGCCTCTCTGTTACACCCTATTGGTAAACCTAAGTCCGTGGAATTACCGGCATCAGCAGTAGAGATTGTCGCAGAACTTGCGGCCGTCCGAGAACAACAGAAAGAAATAGCCAAACAAGAGGATGACCTCAAGGCTCAAATCTGTTTACTTCTTGGCGAGGCGGAGTTTGGCACTCTCAATGGTGAAGTAGCAATTTCATGGAAGACAGCACAGCGTTCATCTTTCGATGGCAAGAAGTTTGAATCAGAACATCCGGCGCTGTATAACAAATACAAGACAACAACTTCGTACAGGACAGTACGAATCCTGAAAGGAAAGTGACATGACTGCAATAGTCAAATCGACAGCCAACGACAAACTCGCTATGGCTAACGCGCTTGCCAATGCGAACCTATTGCCACGCGCATACCAAAAGAATCCAGCCAACCTATTGTTTGCTATGGAGTACGCCGACGCAATTGGTGTTCACCCCATGACAGCAATCCAATCCATCCACGTGATCGACGGAAAGCCATCAGCATCAGCACAGTTGATTGCTGGCCTGGGTCGTCGTGCGGGTCACATTGTTCGCGTCAAGTTTGACCGCAAGACAATGACCGCAACAGCAGAGGTGATCCGTAAAGATGACCCCGATTACACGTTCCAGTCAGTGTGGGACATGGACCGCGCACGTTCTGCAAACCTCACCAACAAAGCCGTGTGGAAGCAATACCCAGACGCAATGCTCAAAGCACGTGCGATCACTGAGGTTGCGCGTGACGCATTCCCAGAAGCATTGTTTGGTGTTGCGTACACAGCAGAAGAACTTGGCGCAGATAACACCGACGAAGAGGGCTCACCCGTGATAGCGGCGTCCATCGTTGTTGAGACACCAGCATTAGAGAAGCCAGGTTTCGTATCGGAAGAGAACGTGTCGCGCTTCAAGCAGGCGTGCGCCAAAGAGGGATTCGACCCGTACATTATTGCGGGCCTTGCCAAGGTTGAGTTAGATAACTTACGCGAAGAAGACATGGTTGCTTTGCGCGATGAGTTCAAACGCATCCAGCGTCAGCGCCCAGAGAGTGTCATGCTTCGGGAGGAGGACTACGCAGAGCCGGTTACACCGGCCAAGGTCAAAAGTGGAACTCGCAAAACTACAAAGCAAGATGATGAACCAGGAGTGGAAGTACAGGAAGCCATACCAGTATCGATATCAGAGGAACTGGAGGTGGTAGAAGATGCCAGCGCGTAGAACCGTCGACCCCAATGGCGTTGAGCGCACCACCGAAATGGTGGCACTCCGCCTGACATCCTCTCAACTCGAAACAGTTTTGAAGATTGCTAAAGGCAGGGACAAGAGCGTCTCCCACATTCTTCGAGCATTGATTATGGAGGAAGCGGAAAGGATTGGGTTAAGCGATGTCGAAGAACAAGCAGAAGGGCACAACGTTTGAGACCCAGGTGGTTGAGGCGTTGAAGGCAAATGGGTTTCCGCACGCCGAGCGCCGCGCCCTGCATGGCACTGCCGACAAGGGGGACATCACAGGCACCGGCCCGTTAGTGTGGGAATGTAAGAATCATAAGGAGATCAAGTTGTCTGAGTGGCTTACCGAAACAGAGCAAGAACGTTTCAATGCGTTAGCCGATCACGGCATACTTGTAGTCAAGCGCCGTGGCAAAGGTGACGCACTCAAGTCATACGCAGTCATGGAACTTGGACAATTAATAACACTGCTGCGAGAAGCCGGATACGGAACGGCAATAAACAAGGAGAAATCATGAATGAAATAACGGTCCATTTTTCTGCTGCAAGGGACAATTGGAAAACCCCAAAGGCTTTCTACAAGGAACTTGATGCCGAGTTTCATTTTGATTTTGACCCATGTCCGTCGAACCCGACCTTTGATGGATTATCCGTACCATGGGGACAAAGCAATTTTGTAAATCCGCCATACGGTAGGGTCATAGAGAAATGGCTTGCTAAGGGTTTTGAAGAGAAAGAACTTGGCAAGGGTTCTGTTTTTCTTATACCATCACGCACCGATACGAAGTGGTGGCATAAATACTGCATGGAGGCAAAGGAGATCAGATTCATAAAGGGAAGGTTAAAGTTTGACGACCAACCCAATCCGGCCCCGTTTCCATCAGCACTTGTAATTCTTTAACTAAGGAGAAACCATGAATGAAATGACAATTATTGGCAAAGTTGGTCAGGCACCAGAGTTGCGATTCACAAACAGCGGCATGGCAGTATGCACATTCTCTGTTGCAACAAACCGCAAGACCAAGGGAAGCGATGAAAAGGAAACTACGTGGCATGACTGCACCGCGTTCGACAAACTGGCAGAACATATCGCCGGAAGTTTGAACAAGGGCAACGAAGTGATTGTCATTGGTCGCCTTGAGAAGCGCAAGTATGACAAGAAAGATGGAACCAAAGCGGAGAAAGTCCAGATCGTCGTCGACAACTGCGGGTTGTCGTTGCGTTGGGATTGTGCTACCGTTGGAGCCGAAGCAGTTTCAGGCGCGATTAACGTCATGCAGGAAACATTCTTCAAGGGAACAGAAGAACCCTTCTGAGCCAGTCAAGGACTGGAACCGAGCAAGGCAAGGCCAAATAGGCCCCAACAGAAAACGGAGACAGAATGAGACGGGCTTTTCTTCTAAGTGTTGTTGTTGTTTGGTTAGCAGGGGGGTCAGCGGAAGCGCTGGCCCCTCTTGCTTCCCCGCCATCGGCCCTCAGAATGTCCTCTGATGCGTTATACGCGGACCAGTGGGACAGAGTGTTGGGACAGATGCAGGCAGCCACTGATGCGTTAGACCCTTACCGTGAGTTCAAGGGCAAAGTCATCTTCACTCAAAGATTTATGAACGACGTCGCCCAATGCGAAACAGGACAAAACCCCGCCCATGTGGGTCGAGCCAGCGCAGAGTACGGAGAGGGCGCAACATTCCGTGGAGCATTCGGAAACTGGACCACAGCAAACGGCTCAGGAACGTTTGAATACTACGGAGGCAGAGAACTAACAGGGACATTCTGGGCGAACGAAACAACATACGATCAACAAAAAGTTGTTTACATTCGTAAATCGTTGTACGGTTGGTACGACGAAGCAAGAAAGGTATTCGTACCACCAGCAGGCTTATCTAAAAACAACTGTTACAGATACGCGTTGCCGGTTGAGTACGAAATTTATAAAGGAGTAAACCAATGACATTTGAAGAGTGGCTGAGATACGGCCTAGAGAACGCCTTTTGTGGGCCACCAGTATGCGAAACACACGACGGTCTGCCGGTGTCCAGCATCGAGGAAACAGACTTTTATGACGGCGGCGACCCGTGCATCGTGATTGTTCGCATCACAGAAGACCGCCAACACCAAACAGAAATCGCAGACAACCACTCGCCTTCGCAGTGGCGCGCTCTGCCCTACTACGAAGTCTGATGGTGTGCCGTGGACAACTCAGCATGGGATGAAATCTGGGCGCTCAAAGACGCCGACCACTCTTGGCACGCCGAAGCATTGTGCCGCGGCAGTAGTCCAGAATTGTTCTTCTTCGAAGCGGGACAAAGCAAAAAGAAGAATCATGTCGTCGAGCAATACTGCAACTACTGCCCAGCAAAGCAGCGTTGCCTTGATTATGCTTTGAATAACGATATCCGTTTCGGTGTTTGGGGTGGGCTTACACCAGCGGAGCGCAACAGGATACTGAGCGCTAGAAGAAAACCCGTCTCGTTGTTTTATAACCCGAAGACAGGGAAGTATGAGGAGCAAAGGTGAAACAAGTTTGGGAGTGTCCGGCGTGTAAAACAAAAATCACGCTGTACATTAAACCCTTAGAGGCACCAAGTCATAGGTGCCAAAAGCGCGCAAATCGCGTGCTTCCATTAGAAACCAAGGAGGAAAAATGACAACAATAAATGAGGAAAAAATCCTAATTGACATCCTGATCGAGTCAACTAGGGCCTATGAAAACAATGCAATGACCGACGAACTTTACGACGCGTTAGAGGTGGCGATGTCTCCATTGCCGATAGCGGTAGTAATTTCTTGCTGCCAGATTGCAGCCGGAGTTTTGGCGGAGCAGAAGAAAAATGGGTGACTTTTTTGAAATGGTTGCCGCGGTTTGTCTGGCAAATTACATCCTTGCTTTTGTGGCTGTTGCTTCACGTAACGCAGCGGACAAAAGGCGGATGAAAAAAATGGTGCGCAACGCATTGGAAAACTACAAAAACAATGCCTGATTTTGAGGAGATGAGGAACGCTATGAATAGAGCAACACAAGATGACATTGTGACCCGACTACGGGAAAACTGCGATATATCCGACTGTGTAAATGTCCGTTCTATTGCCCTTGTCAAATGTGACAACTGTGATGCCGCCGATGAGATTGAACGCTTGCGACTAATACTGACACACATTTGTGATGTTTGGGGAAGCGACCTTCTTTCCATTATTGAAGAGATGAAGCAATTTAAGAAAGACATCAAATGAGCGATGACATTGTGACCCGACTACGGGCGATTGTTGTAGACCCAAAGCCTATCTTTACTGCACAACTATTAACAGATGCAGGCGATGAGATCGAGCGCCTGCGATATCGCGTAGAACAAATGGAATCCGAACGCGAATACTGGCAACGAAGGGCAATGAGCCCCTACTGATGCCGACAGTGGGTAGTCTTTTTTCAGGGCTTGGTGGACTAGACCTTGGATTTGAGTGGGCCGGATATGAAATCATCTGGCAAACTGAAACCAACGAGTTTGCAAAACAAGTACTAAAAAAACATTGGCCAAACATCCCCAACCTCGGAGATGTCACAATCATAGACTGGACCACAATTGAAAGACCCGACATCCTCATCGGCGGATACCCATGCCAGCCCTTCTCTCATGCGGGCAAGCGCCAGGGCAAAGATGATCCGCGTCATCTCTGGCCTGAATGCCTCAGAGCCATACGCGTACTGCGACCCGACTACGCAGTCTTTGAAAACGTACAAGGACATCTTACCCTCGGACTTTCCACAGTACTTAGAGACATTGCCGACAGCGGGTATGATGCGGAATGGCAAACTATTCCAGCGTCCGCAGTTAGTTCGCCACAAAAAAGGAATCGTGTCGCCATCGTGGCCTACCCCAACAGCGCACAAAGAGAACATCGGAACCCTCAGCGCCTCGCTACGGCGCAGAATAGAGGGTGGGATGAAGTATTCGAGCCGTCTAGCGCAAGCAGTTGCCTTGACAACCGACAAAAATGGCTACCTGAACCCGCCGTGGATAGAGTGGCTCATGGGTTTCCCAACAGGGTGGACAGACTTGCAGGACTAGGCAACGCAGTCGTGCCCCAAGTTGGTAAATTCATTGCAGAACTAATCAAAGATCACGCTAAGAGGGTTGATGGCAAAGAAAACTGAAGTCCCAACCGGTTTGAGCCACCTAATTTTGACCGAATTAAACAAAGGCACTTCTCCCAAACGCCTCGCAACCGTATTTAGCACCACAAACAAAGCGATGGAACAATACATTCACGACAACT